CCTCGTTGCGGAGCTTGAGCAGCGCCAGTATTGGGTCGGGGTCCGCTTCGCTTGATCCGTACTTCAGCGGGTTGATGGCGAATGAATCGTTTAGCTCTGTGACGATCAGATACTGGCCGTCGGTGGTCATGAAGTAGCCATCGACCCAGCAGAAGTCGATCACGAAGCCAAGGTCTGGGTCTGTGACTTGCTGCAACCCTGCGGTGCTGTTCCAGTAGTACAGGCGGCCACCGGACGCGACCGCCAGGCTGGTGAAGCTGTAGTCAAAGGTCACTAGGTTGGTGGTTGGGCCTCCAACGTCGCCCAGGACGGTTACAGCGCCGCTGCTTGAGACTGAGACCAGCCTGGTGCCCATGACCCGATAGCAGATGTTGTTCCACTCAATGCCGCCGCGGTCAATGCCTGGGCCTGTCCCATTGGCGACAATGCCATCGCCTGGGCGAAGGAAGCCGTTGCTGATGCCGCTGACCTTTGGGACGGGAACCAGATTGACGGGGTAGCTGGTGCGGATCTCCGGCGTGCCGTCAGTGTAAATTCCGTTCAGGATTGGAATTTGCATGGCTTACCACTTGACCTTATCGGCCCAATACGCTGCGCTCATCTTGCCCTTGGAGATGTTCTCGGCGTGCCTGGCCTTGAATGATTCTCGGCGAGCCTGTGACGCCTTTGACTCGCCTTCCATCTTCGGCGACCCGGAGACGCCTTGCTGCCCGAAGCGAATGGTCTTCACCTGGTCGCCGGCCTTGGCTACAACAACATGGCTTTTGGTCGGATGCGATGGCGTGCGCTTGGGCTTGTTGTAGCCCTCGACGCCAGCCCGATCCAGTCTTGAGTCTTTGGCGCCCATGATGCCCTAGTCAAGCAGAATATACGCGCCGTCCTCTTGCAGCAGGAAGAACCCATCCTCCTGCAACAGCGCTCCGGCAACTGGGCCGCCACCGATATTCCAGAATCGAATACGGAAGCGCAGCCGAGTCAGCGGGTACATCTCAGAAGCCCTCGCCGGGCATGACGTGCAGGGACGTGCCGCCTGCGGAGATGTACGCCATTAAACTGTAATCGCCGGGCTTGGTGATGGTTACCTGTGCGCCTCCCGGCACCGGGTAATCTGCTGTGGTCGCGACCACCGGGGCGGTTTCACCGAATCGAATGTAACAGACATTTGCGCCGAGGTTGGTCAGGCAGACGGTCTGCGTAGCGCCAGTAACCGTTGCGGTGGCCGATGCCGCTCCTGGGGACACGATGACGCCACGGTTGTAGCCTGGCGAAAATGGGGCTGAGTTGTAGGGCATGGGGTTCGTCTCCTGAAAATTAGCCGATGCGATACCAAGAGTTGGTCGCTTGGTAAAAACGCATGGTGAAGAACGCATTGGCGGCCAGGGTGGTTGGCGCTCCGAATGCCGCAGCAGCGCCGTTAAGCGCCAGCGTGAATGCCGTGATGATCTGCGTGGTGGTTACCAGCAACTGCGTGCCGTCTGGCGTCCCGGTGTTGAGCGGGAGCGTGATCGTGCCGGTGGCCAGTGTGCCAGCCGGCTGCAGCAACATCCACTGCTGTTCGCTAACTGGCGTTGGAACGGTGACGTTGAACCCGGCGCCTGGGGTGTAGAGGTTCGTGGAGACGGTCGGCGCTGCGAAGACGGTCTGGAAGTACGCCAGCAGTTGACTGACAGAGACCTTGCGAGCATCGCCGTTGTTCGGAACGTAGATCGGCAGCAGATCGCCACCGGATACCTGACTGAGGCCTGCTAGTTGATTGATCGTCGGCATGTGTGGCCTCTTTCAGGTGTATTCGAGCGGCCCATCCTGGCCGGCCAGGGTTGGGTAGACAGGCTGCGCCAGGAATGGATTGTCGTAGACCCTCCAAGGCTTGTTGCCTGCGCCAGATGGCATGGTTCCTGGCATCTGCTGCTCAATCGGCATGGCGGCCCTGGACAGGAGGGTATTGTACGTCTCCTTGGCTGTCATCTTGGTGTCGGGCATGACCTGCTTGCCGTAGCTCGGGGCCAGCTTGACGCCGAGATTGGTGTAGATCGCTTCGTTGGATGAATCCGGGACGTTGGTCTGCTCGTCCAAGTCGCTGTCCTGCGGGCTCGAGGGGAGCGGGTAGCCCAGGCGGATGCCGAGTGCATTCCAGGATGCGATCATGGTATCGAGTCGGCGCAGAGCGCTGTCGAGTTGCTCCGGCGTGAGGTCAAAGACGTAGGACGCCAGCCCGATTTCCTCGAAGGCCTGCGTTACGAACTGGCGCTTGGTCCATCCCATTGCTCAGACTCCTGTGATTCGGTGCTGGATCAATTGTCCCAGCTTTCTGTCCGGCGTGCGACCGTCGAAGCGAATGTCTAGCTCTCGCGCTTTGAGCTCAAGTTCTTGCCGCGTTGGTGGTGCGTCATCCTTTGGGGCTGGTGCTGCCGCTTTGGCCAACTCGCGCCAGTCTAGAGGCTTTGAGGGCTTGTGCTTCTTGACTGGCTTGCGCAGCCACTTGGCCTTGATCTTAGCCGGGCCGCCGGCCTTGTCGCCAGCAGCGATGATAGCCTCATCGGACGATGCAAACCAGCCGGCTGCCAGCTTGGCGTCGGCCTGCTCTTGGGTCTGTACGCCGATGATCTTGTAGGTGCCAGTGCCGCCAGGCTTTGGGATTTGCCCTGGCGACTGGTACAGCATGGCCGGGAGTTGCATTACTTCTTGGCCTTTGCTGGGGCTTTGCCGGGCTTTCCAGCCTTCATTGCAGCAGTCCTTGCGGTGGATAGCGCAACGGCAATGGCTTGCTTCTGGGGCATCCCTGCCTTCATCTCTTTGCCGATGTTTTTAGAGATCGACTTTTCGGAGTAGCCTTTTTTTAGGGGCATGGCACGATCCTTATGCGAAAGCGGGGGCCGAAGCCCCCACGATCTTATTGCACAAATTACTGGTTGAACAGCAGGATGCCCGACATTTCCGGCTGCTTATTCACAACACCGAACAAGGTATCAAGGCGATACTTGATAATCATGCTGTCGATATCGTAGAACTTCTGCATCACCAGCTCCACGCCCTGGTCGGTAGTAGCACGCATCACTGCGGTGCCAGCATCGGACGGGATGGCGTAACGGCCTGGCAGGATTTCCAGCGAGTCCTTTTGCCAGAAGACGTTGATCGCCGAGGCTCCAGTGTTGAGCCAGTTCAGTGCCGCAGCGCCGGCAGCGGTAACCAGCTGGACGTTCTTGTACTGCAGTTCAGCATCGGTAGCCGGTGCCGTGGCTGCAATGATCGGAGGGCTGATGACCAAGGTCACGCCACCGGCAGGAACGCTGATAACGCGGAAGGTCTTCAGTTGGCCGGTAGACACTTTGGTGATGTGATGCACCGCGTAGATACCGTCAATCGTGAACGCATCACCAGCCACAACGCCAGCCGAGTTGGACACGGTGACGGTTTGGTAGCGGTTGTCTACGTTGATCTGGCCGCCGACCGAGGTCGAGGTAGCTTGAGGAACGTACTGAGCCTGAGCGCCACTAGTGTCAATGGTGGTTACACCACCAGCTGCCACGGCGATGCGGTTGGCGTAGTCGAACTTGTACGTGTCGAAGCCCGCGACCATCCCGACCTGGTTACGCTCGTAAGCGAGGTTAGATTTCGGGTTGCCGAAGGAGCGAGTCGCCACCGCCAAGTTGCCGGCCATGCCGTTGTAATCGCGGCTGGACAGGCCCAGGAAGCGATCATAGTCAGGCACGCCCTGCTCGTTCATGATCGTGTCGCACAGGCTCACGTCGTCATAGTCACCGGCGGCGCCAACGATAGGAACCACCAGCGTGCCCTGAGCGGCTGCGGTGTTCATGATCGCCACGTTGATATCGCTGGCCAACTTCTGCTTCGCGCTCTCGCCCAGGCGGCCCTCTTGCAGTGCATCGCGCAGGTCGAGGGTTGTCATGGTCCAAGGCACCGTTTGGCTAAAGCCGATGGTGCTGGGAACTGACAACTGGGTCATGTTCTGGTACGTAACAGGCGTGCCGGGTGCGCTGGTTTGCGACTGGGCGATGTAGGGCATCGGGCGCCAGATGGTGTCGTTGGTACGGGCCATCATCGTCTGGTCGGTGTTGTAGACCGAGACGTGACGCGACAGAACCAGCAAGTCCTGGAAGCCTTCAAGAATGTCTTCGAACGCTACGCGCTCTTCTTTTGAGAATGAATTGCTCATGATAAATCCTTAGATTAAAACTATTTGGATGCCGCTCGCTTTTGCGCTTTGTACTGGATGACCTTGGTCATGTTGCCAGTCTTCTCCGCTTCTGCTCGCAGACGTTCTAGGGTTGAGTCCACCGCCCCTGATGATCGGCCAGTTCCTGACACGATTTTCTCGGGCGGCGGGGCTGCTTTGCGGTTCGTCACTTTTAAGTCCTTCTCCAGTTTCGCTACCGCAAAAGCAAACTTCACGGGGTCTGTAATCTCGGATAGCTCCTTCGCCTTCTTCAGGTTCTTGCCGAGTGCGTAAATCACCAGTGCCGGATTCTCGGCACCTTGTAGCACAACGCCTTGCTGGGTGATGCTGAAGAGCTCCTGGGCCACGGCCTCGGCGTCTTCAAAATCCTTCACTCGCAGTTCGGCTTTCGCCTTACCGTAGCTGTCCAGCTTGGACTGCCAGGCCTTCTGCTGAGTCATAACTTCAGCCTCTTGCCTGGCGCTTACATCGGCGGCTTTTCTTTTCAGATCAAACCAATCCGACAGTGCTACTTCAAACTTGTCCGCGTCGTAATCGTGATCCTCAAGCGTTGGCTTTTTCCCCAGCGTGACCGGTTTGGTCTCAGTCTGCGTGGTTTGTAGCTTGGCTTGCAGATCGCGGTTCTGGCGCTGCAGTTCTCGGTGTGACTTGCGCAGCTCGCGAACCCATTCCGGTGCGTGAGTCTGTTCCTCGGGAGGCGGCGCTTCCTCCCCGATGGATACTACAACCTCCTCCTCGGCATCATCAGACTCTTCCTGGCCGGCAACTGGGTCGCTGCTGTCCTCGGTGCTGTCCTCAATAACGCCAGTGTCTTGGTCGTCCTCTCCAATATCTGCCTGCTTCATTTTGACCCCATCAAACTCACCCATTTAGAACGGCTGGGCGGATGCCGTTGATACATTCTGAACTATTTTAGAGCATCTGACAATAGATCACGCGCCCTGGCCCTGGATCATCCGTTGGATGGCCTCGGCGTTGGTGATCGCCATGTTCTGCGCAGACTCGTCGACCTTGCCGAGCGTCTCCAGAGTCTGAGCCCTTCGAAGCTCCGAGTTGGCGATGGTCTCGACCGTATCGGCCCGCGCCTTGGCGGCCTTTGCCTCTTCGTTGGCGGCTGCAGCTTGCAAGTACATGGTGTTCGGGTCTTGTGGCGTGTTTTGCATTTCCGCCATCAACTCTTCCTTCTCCTTGTCCGTTGGCTGGACTACGCCCATGCGCAGGAGTTTCTTGCGGAAGTAGGAATTCGCATCCTCGATGCCCTCTCCCTCCATATTCATCATCGCCATAGCGCCTAGCACCTGGGCCGTCTCGGGGTCTTGGGTGATCTGGAGCATGCCGGTGAGAGCTCGCACCGTGGCGGCTTTCTTGCTGCTGCTCGATGGGCCAACGTCAACGTTGACGTCAAACGCCGCAGCGCCGAGGTCGTTGGCCATGACCATCTCGCCGGTTTCCTGGTCAATCGTTGGCTGCATCAACTCCACAATGTCGGTCTCGCCAGTCTGGGTAAGCGTTTTCATCCGCCGCTTGCTCTCGGTGTAGACGTCTTTGGCCATCGACAGCCAAATCTCGCCGCAGCGCTTCATGCCCTTGGCAAAGTTGCTCATGTAGATGAATGTCTGCATGTCCACCCGGGCCTGGATCATCTCGACGGCCTTGCCGGAGATGTTGCTTACCATCTTGTCTGCGCCTTGGGGATTGCCCAAGATATCTTGCATGTCGGTTTCGGTGATCTGGAGCAGTGCCGCCATAGCGGGCGGGATGTTGGGGCTTTTCGTGTAGGCGACTGGCCCGCTGATGGCCTGGTTGCCGTTCTGGTCGGTCACCGGGTTGATGAGCAGGTACGGATAGTCTTTGAGGTTGTCCTCGGCCCACATCATCTGGTGGCCAGCGACCTGCTCGGGCACCAGTATCGGCTTCTCGACCGATGACAAGGCGCTGATCTCGCCGAGCTTGGAGAGCTGCATATTCTTGAGGCGCTGGGCGTCTTTGGCCAGGCGCACGTGACCCATGCAGCGCTCGATGTTGTCCACAAACCAGCGCTTGCCGAATACCGGGACAATCGGAATGCACTTGCCGGCGATGTACCCGGCGTCATCAAGCACCTTGCCGCCTGACATGACGTACTTGCGGACCTTCTTGCGCTTGACGCGCTTCTGCCGAATCTCCAGGCTGCCGACCGCCAGCAGGGTTTCCTCGAGCGTATCGTCGTTGGCGAAGTCCGCTTGGCTGTAGCGCTCCTCCTCGCCGGTAATTGTCTGGAAAATGCGGATGGTCTCGTTCTTTTCCTCGACCTTGTAGTATTCGGCGACGTAGACAACGTCAGGCGTGCACCAGTCGAATTCGTACTGGTGGATGATCTTGGGCCAGTCGGTCGGATCATCGCCCCAAGTGTCTTTGTACGCCTGGCGGGTCATGCTGGTGACAACGAAGCAGTACTTGGCGTCTGACTTGTCCTGGCGCTTGGCGCCGAGGTCGAAGAACACCGAGCTATCGGCGTCGAAGATCGGCTCGATCTTGATGCGCTGCCGATCATCTTCGGGGTCTTCTTCGTCCTCGTAGGCGGTGCGCAGCCGCCAGGCCCCGAACCCGCCACCGACCGCCTCCTCGAAGGCGTTGTCGTAGGCCTCGTTGGCCACCGAATCGTTCTCATCGGCGCGGTACAGGCCGTCGCAAACGTCGGCCAGCTTGTCATTCTCTTCGCCGTCCTTGCTGACGAAGTCCACCGTGATGCGGTTGTTCCTGTATTCGTTGATGATGCGGATCACGGACAGGTGAATCTTGTTCACCTCGAACTTGGGCTTGTTTTCGAACTGGTCCCAGAGCGGGCCCTCCCACTGGCTTCCGGAGAGCGAATAGAAGCGCCGATCCTGCAGGCACTGCAGGCGCTCATCGCGCATGGCGCTCTGAATGTCGTTGAACTGCGCCAGCGCCTCGGAGTGCAGGTTGGCAATGCGTTGATCGTTGGACATTCTGGCCATCTTAGTTCCTTACTACCATTTGCTGACGGTCGCCATCGGGATGACGGTCTGCGGTTTTACTGTATTTGCACGCCGCACCGCTTCGCAAGCATACCTAAGCGCGTCAATAACGTGGTTCTTCTTGTCCTCAAGCACGGGCAGAATCTTGCCGGTCAATGGGTCAGTCTTATAGCTGTAAAGCGTCAATTCGTCAATCGTGTGCGTACACCGAGGATGCACGACGATAGTGTAATTCTTCAAAAACTCGATGCCTTCCTCGACCGACCGCGGCCCTTTGACCGCCGTCATGATCTTGGG